ACTCGCAGAGCCGCGAAATCGCGCTAGTCAGGCCCGTTTAGCCTGCCTACACCAGCCCCTATACAGGGGTACACACGGACGGTAAACCTGACCACCATGGGCGTGACGCAGACCGAATACGCGCGAATCCGTGGCGTGACGAAGGGCCGCGTCAGCCAGTGGAAGGCGGCCGGCATGCTGGTGTTTCTGGGCGACGGCAGCGTGGATGTTGCCGGCTCGAATGCCAAGCTGGCGGGCGTGCTGGACGTCGCGAAGCGTGCCGCCTACCAGCGGGCGGAAATGATGGCTGGCGCCGTAGCACCGGACCAGCTGCAGATCGAGGTGCCGTTCCCGCCACAGGCGCCACCCGTACCTTCCGCGGGTAGCACCCAGAGCGACGCAACGGTTGGCGCCTACAACGCTGCGCGTGCGGCCAAGGAACAGGAGCTTGCCCTGGTGGCCAAGCTCAACCGCGAGGAGCGTGAAGGCCTCCTGGTGCGTCGCAGCGAGGTTGATTCCGCCGCCGCAGCGATCGCCCGCATCCTGCAGCAAGGGCTGGAGTCGTTGCCTGGAAGGCTGGCGCCGAAGCTGGCCGCAGAAAGCGACGCAGTGGCAGTGGAGTCCATCCTGCGTCGCGAAATCCGTCAGCTCCGCATGGACCTGGCCAAGCAAGTCGCACGTGCCTTTGTGCCCGTACCGGAGGATTTGAACAATGCCTGATGGCGGCGCATACCTGGCGATGGTCCTGGCGTCGCGCCTGGAGCCGCCGCCCGAGCTCACCGTCAGCTCCTGGGCCGATCAGCATCGGGTGCTGTCGCGCAAGAGCTCGGCGGAGTATGGGCAGTGGCGCACCAGCCGCATGCCGTTCCTGCGCGAGATCCAGGATTGTCTGTCGGTCGAGCATCCGTCCAACGAAGTGGTGATGGAAAAAGCCACGCAAATCGGTGGGACCGAGATCGGGCTCAACTTCGTGGGATACACGATCGACTACGACCCGCAGCCGATCATGCTGGTGTGGCCAACCAGCACTGTCTGCAAGCGGAACAGCCGCACGCGCATTGCGCCAATGATTTCGGAGTGCCCGACGCTTCGCGCCAAAGTGTCTCCGGATCGGTCGCGCGACTCCAGCAACACTGCCGTCATGAAGGAGTTCGTGGGCGGCGTGCTCATCATCGCCGGCGCGAATAGCGCGAACGATCTCGCCAGCCAGCCGTGCGGCAAGTTGATGCTCGATGAGATCGACAAGTACCCGAAGGACCTGGACGACGAAGGCGACGCCGTTGATCAGGCAGAGGCTCGCACCTCGACGTTCTGGCGCCACAAGATTTTCAAGACCAGTTCGCCCACGGTGCTGTCGCTCACGCGGATCCACAAGGAATTCAAGCGCAGCGACATGCGCTACTACCACGTGCCGTGTCCGCATTGCGGGGAGTTCCAGCGGCTGGTGTGGGGCAATCTGCAGTGGCCTGAGGGGAACCCCCGCGCGGCTGTGTACGTCTGCGCTGCGTGCGCGAATCCGATCGAGGAGCGCTACAAGGATGACATGCTAGCGGCTGGCACGTGGGTCGCCACGGTGCCTGGCTGGACTCTCGTCGATGGGGTGTGGCGACTGCCAGCCGGGGGCGTTCCTGTGCCTGGGTTTCACATCTCCGGCCTGTACACACCGCTCGGCCTGGGGCGTACCTGGGGCCAGCACGCGGAGCGCTACGTCGCACGCAAGGACGATCCGACTCGGCTCAAGTCGTGGACGCATCAGACACTGGGTGAGCCGTTCGATGACACCCATGAACTGGTGGACTGGGAAGAGCTGCAGACGCGCGCAGAACCCTACCAGCTCCGCGAGATTCCGCCAGGCTGCTTCCTGCTCACCGCGTCAGTGGACGTGCAGAAGGATCGCCTGGAGATCCTGGTCCGCGGTTTTGGTGGCGAGCGTCGGTGGACGATCGATCACCATTACCTGCCAGGTGACCCGCTGCGCGACGAGGTGTGGGCGCAGCTCGATGACTACCTGGCCCGCCCCTTCGTGAACCACTACGGCGTCGTCATGCGGCTGTCGGCGGTGGCCGTAGACGCCGGCTACCTGCAACACGATGTTGTGCAGTATTGCCGGCATCGCAAATCGCGCGGCGTTCACGCAACGAAGGGCATGGGCGGCCTGGGACGCGTCACGCTCTCGAAGCCCACGCGCGTCGACTGGAAGCGCAACGGCGTGGTGCATCGCGCTGGCGGTGAGCTGCACGTGGTCGGCGTGGATACGATCAAGCAATGGTTGGTCGCTCGACTCGCCGCGGACAACCAGCACGGCCCTACCGAGCGCCTGGAACGCTTCAGCCAAGGCCTAGGCCCCGACTTCTACCGACAGCTCACCAGCGAGTCGTTTGACCCGGACAAGCGCCGCTACGTGCTGCAGGATGGCCGGCGAAATGAAGCCCTGGACTGCACCGTCTACGCCGAGGCGATCGCCCACCATCCGACCATCGGCATCCAGCGCATGCGCGCTCCGCAGTGGCAGCAGTTGGCCCGCATGTACGAGCCCATCCAGGGCGATCTGCTGACGCCGGCAACGCCGGTCGAGGACGCACAGAACTCTCCCGTGATGACGACGGCAAGCGCTCCGCCTGCAGCAGTGCCGCAGGCGGAGCCGGGCCGCGCGGCGCAGACGTCTGCACCCGATTGGCTGGGCGACACGGAAGGATGGCTCGACCGATGAGCTTCACACTGGAGCAACTCACGGCCCTTGAGGCAGCGATCGCCTCAGGCACGCTGGAGGTTCAGTACGCCGATCGCAAGGTGCGGTATCAAACCACGGCCGATCTCATCGCCGCGCGTGCCGCAGTCGAGAACAGCCTGCGCGCGCAGGGCCTTCTACCATCCGCCGCTGCAGCCCTGCCGCGGACGGGTTACGCGGTATTCGACCGGGACTGACCGTGCGGAACTGGGTCGACGCCGTCATCGAGTACGTGGCTCCCGTGACGGCGGCGCGACGCGCCCGCGCTCGCGCGGTATTGCAGCTGGCGCGGTCCTACGATGCCGCTGTCGTGAATCGTCGCACCAAGGGGTGGCGCACGGACGGCGGTACCGCGAATGCCGAAATCCTGGGCGGCGTGACGACGATTCGGCAGCGCGCGCGCGATCTGTGCCGCAACAACGGCATCGCGCGACGGGCCGTAGGCGTGATGGTGCGGAACCTGGTCGGTACCGGGATCCTCGCTGACTTCGCCAACGAACGCACCCAGCGCGTCTGGAATGACAGCCTGGCCGAGATGGACCCGTCCGGTCAGTCCGACTTTTACGGGCAGCAGGCGCTCATCGCGAGATCGCTGCGTGAATCGGGCGAGGTGCTGGTGCGATTCAAGCATCGGCCGTCCAGCTGGGGCCTGCGCGTCCCGCTGCAGCTGCAGGTGCTCGAGGCCGATCACCTCGATCACTACAAAACATGCCCGGTCGAGAACGGCGGGTATGTGATCGCCGGTGTCGAGCATGACTCGGAGGGGCGCCGCGTCGCGTACTGGCTCTACCCGGAGCATCCGGGTGAGGTACTGCCGACCAAGTCGTTCCGTTCGGTGCGGGTACCCGCGAATGAGATTCTGCACATCTTCGAGGTCGAGCGGCCTGCCCAGGTGCGCGGCGTCTCCAGCCTGGTGGCCGCGATGTTGCGACTGCGCGATCTTGACGAGTTCAGCGATGCCGAGATGGTGCGCAAGAAAATCGAGGCGTGCTTCACCGTGTTCGTGAAGAGCGATGACGACGCGCGCACCATCGCCGACACCACAACGGAGACCACCGCCGGCAAGGCGCGGCGCCTCGACAAGATCGCGCCGGGGCTGATCAACTATCTGCGGCACGGTGAGGAAGTGCAATTCGCCGCACCGGTGGCCAACGGCGGCTACACCGAGTTCGTGCATGAATCGAAGCTGGACATCTGCACGGCCTTGGAAACACCCTACGAGCTCGCGACGGGCGATCTCAGTCGAGTCAACTATTCGTCGATTCGCGCAGGTCTTATCGAGTTTCGGGGGCGCGTGCGCCAGGTCCAATTCTTGACGCTGCGCAAACAGCTGCTGGCGCCCGTCGCGACGCGTTGGTTGGAGGTTGCCTACGCGTGTGGTGCGGTGCGACGCTCACCTGACGATCACGCCGTACGTTGGACCATGCCTCGGTTCGAGTGGGTCGATCCGCTCAAGGAAATCCAGGCGATCAAGGAAGAGCTCAAGCTCCGCGGACTTTCGTGGCGAGAGTTCTTGCGTGAGCGAGGCCTCGATCCGGATTCTCACCTGGCCGACCTGGAGGCGTCCGATGAGGCCCTCAATCAACTCGACCTGACGCTCGACCAGCTGGTCGCAAGCCCGGCACCCGCCGCCCCGGCCGCGAGCAACGCAAGCGATGACGGCGCCGCCGCCAGCGGCGACGACGCGAAGCCCAAGCAAGGAGACTGACATGCCCGATGGATCGATCGAGCAGCGCCTGGACTGGCCGCTGCAAACCCGCGCTGCGCCCGTTTCCAGCGTCAACGAGACGGATCGGACCGTCGATCTGGTGTGGTCCACCGGAGCTGTAGTCCGGCGCTACGACTGGTGGAACGACCGCTGGTACGACGAAGAGCTGAGCATGGACCCGGCGCACGTGCGTATGGGTCGGTTGCAGTCCGGTCGCGCGGCGCTCCTCGACGCGCACTGGCAGTACTCGCTCGCTGGCCAAATTGGCGTCGTCGAGTCGGCCGCGATCAATCGAGGCGAAGGCACGGCGCGCGTCCGCCTGTCGAAGCGCACCGAAGTTGAAGGCATCTGGCAAGACATCGTCGATCGCATTATTCGGTCGGTCTCGGTCGGCTACACGGTGCATCGGTTCGAGATTGTTTCGCCCGCAGAGGGCAGCAACGTCTGGACCTATCGCGCCATTGACTGGGAGCCTACGGAACTCTCACTGGTGCCGGTCGGCGCCGATTCCGGTGCCGAGGTTCGCTCGGCCGAAGGCGGGGTCGATACACCGCCCCCACCTCAGTCTCGCCGCGACGGCGCCCGCCAGGCGCCAACGCAAAGCTGTTTACTCGTCACCCCCACCCCGGCGGAAGCCGCCACCACCCGAAAGGAGCCCACCATGCCCCAACCGACCACCCGGACGGAGCAGACCCAATCGGCAGCCGCAGGGGCTGCCCCCACCACCAATACGCCGGCGCCTGCGCCGACGACGGAGACGGCCGAAGTGATTGCCGCCCGCGCGGAAGGTGCGCGCGCCGAGCGCGCTCGCCAGGCGGAGATCACGCGCATCTGTTCGGCGCTCGAATTGGGCGATGACTTCGCCCGAACCCTGATCAGCGAGGACATCACCGTCGAGCAGGCGCGCGTCCGGGCGATCGACGAAAGGGCGCGCGCGAGCGCTGTAAACCCCACGCGCAGCCATGCGAACGTGGAGACGGTGCGCGACGCGCAAGAAACGCGCCTGGCTGGCATGACGGCGGCCCTGGTGCATCGGATCAACCCGACCGCGACCCTCGAAGAAATTGGCCGGGAGTTCCGATCGATGTCGCTGATTCGGATCGCCGAAGAGTGCCTCACGGCTCGCGGCGTGCGCGTGCGCGGCATGGCACCAATCCAGATCGCGGAGCGGGCGCTGATGAGCGGCAGCGACTTCGCCAGCGTCTTGGCCGCAGTCACGAACAAGCGCCTGCGCCAGGCCTACGACGAAAACGTCCCCAGCTACACCCGGTGGGCGCGGCGCGCCGCCAACGCCATGGACTTCAAGGCGGTGTATGTGACGCAGCTCTCGGGCGCGCCGGACCTGATCAAGGTGAACGAGGCTGGCGAGATCAAGTTCGGCTCGCTCTCAGACGGCAAGGAGACCTACCAGCTGGTCACCTACGGCCGTCGCATCGCGATCACCCGCCAGGCGATCGTCAACGATGACATGCGCGCGTTCGAGCGCGTGCCGCAAGCGTTCTCGGCGGCTGCGCGGCGCCTGGAGAACCGCCTGGTTTACGCGCAGCTCACAGCCAACGCGGCAATGGCCGATACGGTCGCGCTGTTCCACTCGACGCACGCCAACCTCGCAGCTAGCGGTGGCGCGATCAGCGCGACCACCCTGGCCGCTGCCCGGACCGCCATGCGCCTCCAGAAGGGCCTGCAAAGCGAAGAGCTGAACCTGGCGCCGCGCTACCTGATCGTGCCGGCGACGCAGGAGCAGCTCGCGTACCAATTCACGAGCAACCAGTTTGTGCCGGCGCAGCCCACCAACGTCAACGAGTTTCGTGAAGGTGGGCGCACTGCGCTGGAGCCGATTGTCGAGGCCGTGCTCGATGCATCAAGCGCCACGCGGTGGTACCTGGCTGCTGACAACAACCAGGTCGACACTGTCGAGTTCTGCTTCCTTGAGGGCGCCGAGGGCGTGCGGATCGAAAGCGCTATCGACTTCGACACCGATGGTATGCAAATGAAGGCGGTGCACGACTTCGCGGCCAAGGTGATCGACTACCGCGGCCTCTACTCCAACCCCGGCGCATAAGCCTGAAGAGGGGCGGGGCTCCTGCGCCGCCCCTTTCGCCTCACACAACATCGAAAGGAAGTGACATGAAAAACATGGTCCAACCCGGTGACACGCTTACTCTGGCCGCCCCGTACGACGTGCTGTCGGGCGCCGGCGCCAAGGTGGGAAATATCTTCGGCGTCGCGAATGCTGATTACCTGAGCGGCGCCGATGGTGAGTTCGACGTGGTCGGCGTGGCTGACATCAAGTGTCTGACCACGGATACGTTCTCGGTGGGCGATCTCGTCTACTGGGACAACACCAACAAGCGTTGCACCAGTACCAGTTCCGGCAACAGCAAGATCGGCGTTGCCACTGCTGCCAAGGCCAGCGGCGAGGCAACGGTGCGAGTCCGCCTCAACGGTGTATCGCTCACGTAATGTTCACCCCCGCCCAGTTCGCCGCCGTGGCGGCCACCGCCGGCCTGCTCGACACTGCCACCCACACACCTGCGGGGGGCGGCGCCGGCACGACGATCCGCGGCCAATTCGATTCGGACTACGCCGATGCACTCGGCCGCATCGAGGCTGCCGGACCGGTGTTCCGCGTCTCGGGTGACATTGCTGCCGGCATCCAGCGCGGCGACGCGCTGGAGATCACGGCAGCTCTCTGCGGTGTACTGGGCACCTATTCCGTTCGCAGCAAGCATCCGCTCGCGGGTGACGTGCTGCTGCAGCTGTCGCGCTAGCGCACACGTCTGCACATGCCTGCGCCCGACTATCTCTCGCAGGTCCTGGCGGCCTTGCAGGCACTGCTTGCCGCCGGCGTGCCGGCGGTCGCGTCGCGCGTCTACCTGGATGACGCGTACGAACGCGATGCGGCCGCGCTGCCGTGCATCGTGCTCGACGTGCCGACCTTCCGACGCGAGCGCCGCGGCATGAGCGCATACCCTGGCGTTATCGACCATCTGGTCACGGTCGAACTGCATTGCCTCGCCGCCGGCGACGATGCCCGCGCCACGGCGCGCGAGATCGCCGCGCAGATCGAGGAGGCCTGGATGGGCGCCGCAGCCACGCTCACGCTAGGCGGCCTGGTCAAAGCGCCCGGCACCACGCTCGTCGCGGGCGAGTTCGTCGACGACACCCGCAACACCGATCAACAGTACACGGATCTGCGGCTGCAGGCGCAGGTCCAGGTATTCACGCGCGAGGGCGCCCCTCGAACCATCCTCACGTAAGGAGCCATCAATGCCCCCTCTGAACGCAGCCGATAGCAGCCGCAAGCAAGTCGTCATGTCCCTGGAGCCGAGCTTCGGCACGCCTCCTGGTTCGTCGCCGTCGACGATCACCGGAGCCACCAACGCAGCGCCGATCGTGCTCGCCATCGCCGCTCACCCGTTTTCAACGGGCCAGGTGATTGATGTTGCTTCGGTCGGCGGCAACACGAATGCCAACGGCCGCTGGCAAATCAACGTCGTCGACGCGAATAGCGTGGCGCTCATCGGGTCGCAGGGCAACGCGGCCTATACCTCGGGCGGGACCGCGACGCCGGCCGCGTGGGTGCAGGACATCACCGACGAATCGCTCAAACACGACGCGGAAAAAAAGCGCTCCAGCACAATCCGGAGTGACCGGCAGAAAGGCGCTTCCATCCTGATGAAGGTCAGCCAGAGCGGCGGGACCTCCCATGAGTGGAAATACAAAGAGCTCGATTGGGTGATCTCCATGGCGCTGCAGAACGTTTGGACTGTCTACGGTCACCGCGGCGTGGGCGCGGTCTTCGATGGCACCGTCAGCGGCCAGAACACCATCACCGCGGCCTCGGCGCCTACGGGTGCGAGTGCCTTCACGCTGCTGAAGAAGGGGCAGTTCCTCCTACTGTCGGGGTTCTCGAACGCCGCGAACAACATCCCCGTGCAGATCAGTCGGACTACGGCACCGACGTCCACCGTGCTGGTGCTGGAGGGAACGCCGCTCGCGAACGGCGCGAATGGCGCGGCATGCCGCGTCGCGTCCAGCCGGATCTCGAACGGCACGATCAAGATGTCCGTGGCAATTGAGCGGCAGTTCACGGACATTGCGCAGATCATCCCGTTCTCTGGGGCGATGGTCGACCAGCTTACGTTCGACTACGCGGCAGGGGACTTCCTCATGGTTTCCGCCACGTGGAAGGGGAAGAAGGGCGCGGCGATGGTCACGTCCACGCAGCTTGCCGCCGCTGCCGCTGCGCAGACTTATGGCGAGATGAGCGGCGTCACTGGCGTGAGCAAACTCCAGCGTGACGGCACCACGCTGACGGAGACGCTGCTCAAGATGCAGATCTCGATCGCCAACGGCCTGCGCGAGCAGCTGGGGCTCGGAATTCTGGGCGCTGCAGGCATGGGTGCCGGTGACGTCGAGGTGACTGGGACTCAGGAGGCCTACCTGCAGGACGGCACCCGCTTTGGGCTGTACGTCAACAACACCCCGTTCGGCTCGACCATCGCCGCGCTCGACAGCAGCAACAACGGTTACGTGATCCAGGTGCCGCGCTGCGTTTTCAAGGATGCCAACCCCGGCGGCGGTGCTGGCAATGCCGATGTGACGGATCCCGGAGCATTCGAGGCCGAATGGGACCGCAGCCAGACGGCGGGCTCGGGCTACGACAAGACCATCTTCATCGATCGGATCGGCGTCGCCGTCTGATTGGAATTCCTTCAACCCCGTTTGACCTGGGAGCAGATCCATGAAACTCCGCAAGATGTTTCGCAGCAATCGTCAGCGCGAGCAGGAAGGCGTCGTCGTCGAGATGGACGGCGACGGCGCCTGGGTACGCGTTGCGCGTGACAACAACGAGCGATTCCAGAAGGAAGCCCGCAAGATTTTCAAGCCGCATCGGGCCGCAATTCAGCAGGGCACGATCGACGGCGAGATGCTGCGCCGGCTCACGTGCAAGGCCGTGGCGGCCGGCATCCTGCTCGACTGGGGCGGAATGACGGACGACGACGACAAGCCGCTGCCGTACAGCAAGGAAGCCGCGGAACAGGAGTTGTTCGACAACCCGGACTTCGCCGAGTATGTCGCCACGCTGAGCAAGGATCGCACGCTCTTCCAGGATGAACCCGAGGACGTGGAGGAAAAAAACTCCGCGCCTGGTACGCCTGGCAACTGAAGTGGGGCGCCCACAAGGTTGAGGATGAGAACGTCCGCCGGATTCTCCCGGCGGTCGCGTTCCCCATCCCCGAGCTGCCCCCGGAGTTGCTTCACGTTGTTGATGCGTACCAGGCACTCACCAAGCGCCGGCCGGTCTACTTCGGCGGTCTCGGCGCAATTCCCGTAGCAGACATCGTTTCGTACGCCGAGGCCTTCGAGATTCCGGTGCGCGATCTCATGCGCTTCTGCGACGCACTGGATATCGAGTTGTTCGCGGACCTGAAAACCAGGCAGCCGCGCCGTAACTAGAGTGGAGGGGTCCGTGATCGGTGTCGACGTCCGCAGCAATGCCCGCGAGGTCATTGCCGAGATCGATGCTTGGCAACGCACGGAGCATCCGCTCGCGATGGCGCGCGCTCTGAATCGGACAATCGACGGCGCGCGCACGCAGGCGGTTCGCGAGATTCGCAGCCGCTACAAGGTGCGCGCGGACGTGGTCCGCAAGGCCTTCGCCACGCAGAAGGCCACGCGTGAGACGCTGCGCGCCGTGCTGCAGGCCAGCGGGCGACCACTGCCCTTGATCGGATTCGGCGCTCGCCAGGTGCGGGCCGGGGTCTCGGTCGCGATCAAGGATGGTCGCAAGGTTGTCAAGCACGCGTTCGTGCAGACGATTGCACGCACCGGCTACGTTGGCGTGTTTCAGAGGAAGCCAGGCGTGGCCCGCCTCCCAATCAAGCAGCTCTACTCCATCAGCGTTCCGGGGGTGTTCATGATCGATGACGTGCAGGCGGCGATGAACGCCACCAGCACCGAGCGCTTCGAGGCCGAGCTCACGCACCAGCTCGACTTCCTGCTGAGCAAGGGCCGTGGCCGCTAGGCGCGAGGTTGATTACGTACTCAACGGAAAGGACAACACCCAGGGCGCGTTCGACTCATTGAAGCGCAATATCACGCAGGGCCAGTCGCACTTCGATCAGCTGACGGCAAAGTTGAAGGATCAGCAGGGCACGATCGGCGGGTTGATGGGCAGCATCGGCAAGTTCGCCGCCGCCGCCACGGCGGCCTTGGGTATTGCCTGGTTCGGCAATCTGATCACTGGAACCGCTCAGGCGCGGGCGCATCTGAATGACCTGTCGGCGATGGGGCTCGGTACTGTCGAGTCACTATCCAAGCTGCAGGTACAGGCGAAGGCCAACGCTCAGGACTTCGGTGTGGTTGAGGACAGCCTGCAGAAGATGATTCGCGGGCTGACTCAGGGGGACGAGGAAACCGGCCGCGCGGGTGAAGCGTTCCGCCGTCTCGGAATCGATACCAAAAATCAGAACGGCAATTGGAAGAGCGCCGCCGAGCTGACCCAGGAAGCGGCCGTCAAGCTCGCTCGCTACTCGGACGGCACCGAGAAGGCCGCCTTCGCGCAAGCGATCTACGGGCGCGCTGGCCTGGCCATGCTGCCGATCCTGCGCGACATGGCAGAGCTGGGCGAGGTGCAGGCCAAGACCACTGCCCGCCAGGCAGCCGAGGCCGAGGAATACGTCAAGTCGCTGAAGCGCTACGAGATGGCGACGGAAGGCGTGGCGAAGAAAATCGTAGGCGAAGCAATCCCTGCCGTGACTGCGCTCCTGGAGGCGCTCACCGAGACGGCGCGAGAGGTCAACGGTACAAAAGCGGCGGTTGACGGGCTCGCCCGCGACAACACACTTCGCGACTGGTTCTTCGGCGCCGCCGAGAAAGCGGCCGTGCTGCTCGATACGCTGCGTGTCCTGGCGCAGGCGCCGGCCGCGATTGGCGGGAGCTTCAAGGCGGTCGCGGGTGATCTCAATGTGCTCACCGCGTCGTCGACCGCGGTGCGCGGCGATACCACGCAGATGCAGGCAGCGCTTGATGCGCGGAACAAAACGGTGGCGGATGCGAATGCGCGCTACGTGGCGCTCTGGGAAGCGGACGGCCGCAAGATCGAACGGGCAATCGAACGGGCAGCGGCGCTATCGCTTATCGCCGGCCAGGACGTGGCCGACCAGGTGTCCCGCCGATTCACCGATGTCAAGCGCGTACTCGATGCTTCGGGCCTTGGTGGCAAGGTCAAAGGGGAGTTGTCGGAGGCCGAGAAGGCTTTCAACTCGCTCACCGACGCGCTGAAGAACGCGGCGACGGAAGGCGCGAAGCTGCGCGCCCAAGCTGCCAACTTCGATCAGTACGGAAACTCACTTCGCGGCACGAACGAAGCCGTCGCGTTGTACGAGGTCCAGTCAGGGCGATTTGCGCTGGCTGTAGGCAGCGAGTCCGAGGCGCTGAAAAAGCGGTATGTGGAGCAAGCGCGGGCGAACGATATCGACCTGCAGCGAGTGGAAGTGCTGAAGCAAGTGAAGGGCAGCTGGGAGGCCCTGGGACGGGCAATCGCCGAGACTGCGCAACGCGAACTGGACATCCAGCGCGACCTGCAGACCGCGTTCGCCGAGAGCATCGCCGACCAGGAGTTCGATATCTCCCTGATTGGCAAGACCCGCGAGCAGGTCACTCTCCTGACCGCAGCGCGCCGGATCGACATGCAGGTGCGGAAAGCGCTGGAGTCGCTGCCCACGGATGAGCTGGGTGGCATCAACACCGCCAAGTTCGCGGAGATCATGGCCGCGGGCGATGCGGCCAAAGCAAGGATCCTGGGATTGGTCGACGCGAACCAGGCGGCTAGCGCGTCGTTCGACTCGGTTGTATCCGTCCTGCGCGAGGCCGACGCCGCCGGGAAGAGCTTCACCGAGGACCTGTTAAGCGGTGGTCTGAAAGGCATGGACATCGCCAAGCGTCTCGGCGACGCAATCAAGCGCTACATTGCAGACCTGCTCTGGCAGCTGACCGCTCGACCGTTCCTCATCCAGCTGGCGGCCTCAGTCACGGGCACAAGCGTCGCAGGGCTCTCGCAGGCGGCTGGACTTGCGAACGGTGGCAACACGCTGTCGTCCATCGCCAGCGGATCAAGCCTGCTGGCCGGTCCCGCCGCGGCCCTCTCGCACTTTGGCACCGCCTTCTCGAACACGGTGTCGCTGTTCGGCGAGTTCTCGACGAACTTCGCAAGCGCGGCTGAATTCCTCAGTTCCGGAAGCTTCGCAAGCGCACTCGGAACGCTTGGGCCGTATGCGTTGGCGATCACCGCCGCCGTCAAGCTGTTTGAGGCGTTCGCCGACAAAGGCGAGAACTGGCGCGCCCAGCTGGGCTACGGCGCAAACGCAAATGCCTACGCGGTCAATGGCACCTTCGGCCGCGTGGGCTTCGACCACATCGCCGGCGACGACGCGCTGAATCGCGAGATCCAGAAGTTCTTCGAGAGCTTCCGGGGCTTCGATGAGCGCATCTTGAAAACCCTGTCGCAGGCGCAGGAGACTGCCGTCCGCGCCGGCATTGCCAACCTCACCAGCGCACGTGAGTTTGCCTTTCCCAAGGGCGACGAAACCGCCGGCCAGCAGCTCACCTTGCAGTTCGTCCAGGAGTACTACGGCGCGATCTTCAAGGCGCTGGGGCCGGACTACGACGCGTTCGCGAGTGCGATTGCCAACTGGAAGGGGAAGGTCGAGGACCTGATCGCCGCGATCGGCGACATGATTGGCGTGATGGAAGTGGTGAGCTCGGGCACCATCAAGGGCCTGACGATTCCCATCCTGGAGGAGTGGCAGAGGCAGAACGAAACGCTGGCGCAAACAACGCAGCGCGTGCTGGCCAACTGGGCCAACTTCATCGACAAGTTTGGTGACGACAGCACGAAGTTCGGGCTGATCACCAAGCCCTTCACTGCCGCCATGGAGTCGCTTGGCGTCACGCTGCCAACGACCCGCGCCGGACTCTTCGACTACGTCAACGGCCTCGACCTGGCCGACGCGTCGCAGCGCGCAATCTACGACGCGGTCATGAACAACGTCGGCGCGGCGGACGCCTACTACAGCGCGTTGGAGCGCGTCGCCCAAGCGCAGCAGGCGGCGGCGACGACACAGAACCGGGCACTCGCCGCGCTCATGACGCCGAGTGAGCGCCTGGCTCAGGCACAGGCCCTGCTGGCCAGCCACAACATCACCAGTCGCGAATCACTGATCGCTTACATCCGCTCGCTCGATTCGGCGACCGAGTCGGGCCGGGCCGCCATCGCAATGCTGACGGACCTCACCGATGCCTACGACCTGGTCAGCAACGCGAATCCGGATCTGCACGGGCTCGACGCGTTCAACAATCGCACGCATCAGATTGGAGGCGAGGCCTCCCGAACCGCCGACGCAATCGACCAGGCGAGCGATGCCCTGGCCAACCTCTCCGCCGCCGCGGAGACGATTGCACCGTACATCGATGAGGCGAAGGGCCACCAAACGGCCATCGCGAATCGATACGGTGCCGATACCAGCGTCGCCGGCGCGCAATCGACCATTGCCGCCTTGCAAGCGCAGCTGGCGGCCCTCGACCTGACGGTGCCGACCACCACCGACATGATCGCCGACATGGCTGCCACGCTCGACCCGACGACGGTGCGCGGCATGGCACTGCTGCGCATCCTCGACGCCATGGGCCTGGCCATGGATACCGTTGCTGCGGCAACCGAGCGCGCCAACGCCGCGGAGGCCGCCGCGCGAGTCGCGATGGATGGAGCCCTGGAATCGCTGATGACGGACGGGGAACGGCTCGCCAACGCGCAGGCGATTGTCGCGGGCCGCACCCGCGCGGAGATCGAGGCCTACATCCGCAGCATCGATCCCGCCACCGAGGCCGGCCAGCGCCAGGTGGAATCACTGCAGACGCTGGTCAACGCGTACACGATGGTGACCGCCGCGGAGACCGCGCGCACCAATGCGCTCAGCGCGCTCTTCGCCGGCCTGCAGACAGATGCACAGAAACTGGAGGCAGCCAACGCGCTGCTGACCGGCGCTGGCATCGATCCGCGTCACACCGATCTCTCGTCCCTGGTGGATCGCCTGCATCAGCTTGCCGACCAGGGCGCCACGGTCGATAGCTTGCAGGCGATCATTGATGCGTTCCACCAGGTGGAGCAGGTCGCCAACAACGCCGCCGCAGCAGTGGATCCGCATTCCGGGATCGCCAGCGGCGCCACCGAGCGCGCCAAGTACGTGGCGGACGTGCAGGCGCTGTTTGATACGCTGGCCACCGATGCCGAGCGCCTCGTAGCGGCCCGCGCGCTGCTGCAGAGCTCGGGACTTGCCGAGCTCAGCACGCTCGACGATCTCCGCGAAAAGCTGCGCCAGATGGCCATGAGCGGGGCCACGCTGGACAGCATGCAGGCGCTCATCGATGCGTTCCGACGCGTCGCCGGCGCCGCTGATGCGGCTGCTGCAGCGGTCGATCCGCATGCGGGCATTGCCGATGGCGCGGCCGAGCGGCGCAAGTACCTGGAGGATGTCCAGGGGCTCTTCGCCGGCTTGACCACCGACGCGGAGCGCCTGGTGCTCGCGCGGTCGACCCTCGCATCATCCGGGTTGTCCGCGCTGAGCACGCTCGACGATCTGCGGGAGCGGCTGCGGCAGATGGCCATGAGCGGGGCCACGGTTCAGGCGATGCAGGACCTGATCGATGCGTTCCACCGGGTGGGCGATGCGACGAAGCAAGCCGTCGACGCCGCCATGAGCGCTGCAGAGGATGCCCTGGCCCGTGCCGACCGTCTGGCGTCGTTCCGCGCGGAGCTGGCCGATACGATCGCGAACGCGCAACGCACTCGTCCCGGCTACGACTACGCGGGTTATCTGGCCGGCAAGGTCACCGGCGCGCGCGGCGCGTTCACCGCGGCAACCACGGCGGATGATCGTCTGGCCGCCGCCGGGCGCCTCCGCGACGCCCTGCAGGGCCGCTATCAGTTCGAGTTCGACCGACTCTCCGAGCTCCACCAGCACGAAATCGAGGGGCAGCGCCAGGTGCTGGAAGCGCAGAAAGCGGCGGCGCAGCAGGGCGTTGAGAGTGCCCGCCAAATGGGCGAGGCCTTCGCGCGCATGGGCGACCACGCCCGCGAGTTGCTCTTGGGCGACATGTCAACCCTGTCTCCCGAGGCGAAGTTCGCGGAGGCGCGCCGCCAGTACGAGTCGGCCGACTACCAACACCTGATCGGCGCTGGCGATGCCTACATCGCCGCCGCCCGCGCGATGTACGGCAGCGGCGAGGGTTACGCGGCCGTATTCGACCAGGTGCAAGCGAAGCTGGCCAGCATGGGCAGCCTGGCCGACCCAATGCTTGCGGCGGCCCAAGCGCAGGAGGCAAGCCTCGGCAGCATCGATCAGGCGATCGCCAACCTCGATACGTCGTGGTCTCCGGCAATGCTGCAGCTGACCGATCAGTTCGTGGGCGAGCTGCAGGCGCTCTCGGATCAGATGCTGGAAGACGAAGCCACTGCGCGCGCCGAGGCGGACCTGCGCGCACGGGAAGCCGTGCGCCTGGCGGGCGAACAGCGCGACCTGTTGCAAACGGCAAACGCCCACCTCGCGGAACTGGTGGCGCAACAGCGTCGGCTGCTGGAGCAGCTGGCCGAACAGCAGAGCCAGGCCATCCGAACCGCGGAAGCAACGAACGCGCTGCTCGCCGACCGGGCGTTCGATGTCAGCCTGGCAGGAGCCGCCCAATGACCGCGGTGTTGTGCGCCGAGATCGCGTACTACGACACCGCCCCTGGCACGCTCTACCTGTCGTCGCGGCCGTTCGTCACGCGCGGCAGCGATACGCTGGCTCACACGCCGTTCATGCCGCGCCTGACCGGCAATACAGGCTACTCGGTTCAGGCCTTCGCCGGCGCCACGACGTTTGGGCTTTCGACGGTGGGCGCCGGCGTTCTGGAGATCTCGAATGGCGACGCGCGCCTCGATGGTTGGCTGGACTACGCGTTCAACGGTCGCGCGCTCACCTTACGCATCGGGGACACGCTGGCCGCCTACCCCGCGGGCTTCACGACGGTGTTCGCGGGCGTGATCGATCGGGTCAGCATTGATGATGTGGTCAAGATCGAGTTCAAGGATCCGCAGGCGGTGCTCCTCAAGCCGTTGCAGACGGTGTTCTTCGCGGGCTCCAACAGCCTGCCAAACGGCCTGGAAGGCGTCGGCGATCTGAAGGAGAAGCCGAAGCCCCGCGTCTATGGCGCGGTGCGGGAGGCGAATCCGCCGATGGTCAACAGCACCCGCCTCATCTTCCAGGCGAGCGACCAGCGCATGACGGCGATCAGCCAGGTGTGCGACCGAGGCAATCCGCTGGGTCTCGGCGCGGCGTACACCTCGCAGGCGGACATGGAGGCCAACGCGCCGACCCCCGGTCAGGCGCGCGTCTGGCTGCCGACATCCGGTGGAGCGTTCATCCGCCTGGGGTCCTCGCCTGATGGCCCGGTGACGTTTGACGGTACCGCCTATAACACTGCCGCCGATCGAACCGTAGCGCAACTGCTGAAGCGCATCGCGGTAGACGCCGGCATCAGCGGTGCAAACGTCTCCACGGGTGACGTGACGGCGTTGGATACAGCCAACAGCGCGGAGGCGGGGTACTTTCTCAACGGCACTGAGGTCGCGCGCCAGGTGATGGATGCCGTGGCGGCCAGTATCGGCGCGGCATACTGGGTGGACGCCGCCGGGGTGCTGCGGATGGCGCAGCTGCAGGCTCCTGCAGGTAGCAGCGTCGCCACGCTCACCCGCGCCGAGATCCAGTCGATCAGCGTTGAGCCGATTGATGATCCCGGGCGCGGGGTGCCGGCCTGGCGCGTCGAGCTCGACTATCGGCGCTATTGGACGCCTCAGGATCGCAACGTGGCCACCGCCGCCGGCGCGGCACGCATTGCCGACCTGGCACAGCCCTATCGCCGCGTCTCCCAGCAGGACGCCGCGATCAGCGCCAAGTGGCTCAATAGTCCGACGCTGACCATGCAAACGTTGCTGGACGACGCGACTGTGGCGCAAGCGGAGTGCGATCGCCGCCTCGCCCAGTACAAGGCCTTGCGGCTCTTTTTGACGGTCACGGCCAAGGTCAGCGACGCGGTGCTGGCCGCATTGGTGCCGAACGCGGTCATCACGATCACGTATTTTCGTTTCGGTCTGAGCGCGGGCCGCCAGTTCCGCGTGCTGGGCGTGAAGGCGCGCCTACTGGACAACGTAGTCGTGCTGGGGTGCTGGGGATGAGCGCGACGATCACGCCGGTCCTGCTGGCCTACCCGAACGGCGCCGTGGCGGCAACGCTCACCCCTGGTGGCGCTGCGTGGTCCCTCTCGCTGGACAACCTGCTGCCAAGCGGCGAGCGCGGCTACCCCGCGCGGAGCGCGAACGCAACCCTTGCCGACGCCCAGTTCAAGGCCGCGCTCACGCAGTCACGCCTGGCGCGCGCGATCGCCCTGGTCGGGCACAACTGCAGCGTCACAGGCCTCTGCCGCATGAGCGGCTACGAGGATGCCGGCTACTCGACGCAGTTGCTCACCAGCGGATGGCAGTACGCCTGGCCAACGCTGTTCACGATCGATCAGCTGGAATGGGAGGACGACAACTTCTGGACCGGCACCATCTCGGAGGCGGAGCGGAGCGCCTATCCCGGTGTATTGCTGTGGCTGCCGGCTACACCGTTGGCCTGCCGCTATTGGCTGTTCGAGTTTGACGACCCCACGAACAGCGATGGCTGGATTCAACTGAGTCGTCTCTACATGGCCAATCAGTTCCAGCCGGGAATCAACATGGCCTATGGCGCGTCACCGGTAGGCTGGGACCACAAGGCGGTGTTCACTGAGGCCGATGGCGGGATCGAGCACGGCCGGGCTGTCTACAAACGACGCACCGCGCGCTTCACCCTGGAGGAGCTCACCGAGGATGAGGCCATGGGCAAGGTGTTCGAGATCCAGCGCTCGGCCGGCATCACCGATGAACTCCTCTACATCTTCAACCCGACCGACGATCTTCATCTGATCCGGCGGTCGTTCCTGGCGCGTATGACCGACACGCCGGCCCCTGCCGCGCCGAGCTACGGCGTGTGGCAGGCCCAGTTCAACCTCAGGGAGGTGCTGCTGAAGTGACGACGTCATTCCAATTCCCGGTGAGCCTGGGAGGCAACGGGTACTACTACAGCGATGGCACCGGTGGCAATGGCTCGGCCGGCTCTCCCTATGGGCTGGCGAACGGCGGTCACCGGACGCACTGGGCGGTCTGCGTGTCGCAGACGATCATCATGTGCAACAGCGCGGCGAGCAACGCGTCTGCCGCCGCCGCGAGTGCTGCAGCAGCGGCGGCGAGCGCCGCAAGCGCCGCCGGCGCGCCAGGCACACAGGCCACCAGCACCACCAGCATGACCCTGGGGAGCGGGAGCAAGAGCCTGACAATCCAGACCGGCAAGTTGTTGTTGCCGAACATGTGGGTCGTGGTCTACCGCACCAGCGATCCCACCAAGTTCGAATTCGGCCCCATCACCGGCTACAACTCCGGCACAGGAGCACTGACGTACACGGTTGTTGCGAGCAACGTGACCGGGAGCGGGACGTTCAGCGATTGGACCATTGCGCACGTGGGTCCGCAAGGGCTTGCGGGGATCAGCGGCATCGCGCCCTCTAGTGCCAAAACAGCGTCCTTCGCAGCCGTTGCTGGCAACTGCTACGTCATTGATGGCAACGGCATCGTCGCCACCCTGCCGGCCTCAGCATCACTTGGCGACCAGATCGGTTTCGTCGCTGGCAACGGCACCTTTACCGGGTTCTCTGTCGCGCGGAACGGTCTGAAGGTAATGGGCCTGTCAGAAAACATGACCGTCGACATCACCTACTTCCCGTTCGAGCTGCGCTACTACGACGCGGCCAACGGTTGGAGATTCTCCAAATGAGCGACGCATCGCAGTTCCTTGGCCGCGTGTCCTTTGTCGAGTTCACCGCGAGCAATACGACCACGGTGCCGCCGTGGGCAAAGTTCATGGAAGAGTGGGGGTGCGCGGCCGGTGGCGGCGGCGCGGGCGGCAGCACGGCCACCAACACCTATTCGACGGGTGGCAGCAGCGGCGAGGCATTTCAGGGCAGGCGCAGGGCCGTCACGCCAGGTGACACCATCACCGTCACTCTCGGCTCTGCCGGTACAGCCGGTGCCGTTTCCACAAACGGGGGCGATGCGGGCAACACCACGGTATCGAACGGGACGTGGACCGATACGTTGCGAGGCGGCTTCGGCGGCGTGTTTGGCATCACGACTTCGTCTGTGTCGGTCAACGAATGCGACGCGCCGGGGTATAGCAGCAACGTGGGGACTCGCTACGGCGCCGTTGGCATAACCCCGGCCGGCATTGTGGTGCCTGGCTACGCGTGCGGTCGACCCGGATTCACCGCGCAAGGCTATGCAACGTGGGAGCCCTCCTGCAGCTCCGCCTACGCGCATGGCGTGAAAGGGACCGACAGCAGCACATCCCGCGGCGGTGGTTTCGGTGGCGCCAGCCCGTACGGTCCAGGCGGCAACGGTGGCAATGGCAACAGCAGCGGGACCGCCACCGCCGGCGCGACGCCAGCCAGTGGCTACGGCGGGGGCGGGGGAGCGGGGGGCTACGGGACAACCGCCGGCAATACGGGTGCGGCGGGCAAGCCGGCGTACATGTGCCTCATCTTTTTCGGGTAGAGCCTTATGCGATATGCACAGATCAAGTCCGGCGTCGTCAGCAACGTCATTGATGCCGCACCAGGCAAGACGGAGTGGCAGGGATTGCTGCTGGTCGCAAGCGAAACAGCAGAGGTCGGCGATGGCTATGACGGTGTCACGTTCACACCGCGCGCCGCTGCGTCGGAGCCGCCTCCGCAGCGATGGGTGATCACCAGCCAGGCCTTTTTCGATCGCCTGGCCTCGAAGGAATTTGCGATCAGGAAGGCGGCCGTCACCGATCCCGATGTCGCGGCCGTAGTGCAAATGGCCGATGCCCGCGCCAGCATCAACCTGGCGTCGGGTCGGATGGCGCCGATGCTGGCCGTGTTGGTTGGTAAAGGGCTGATCACTACGGCAGAGGCGGATGCAGCGGGCACCACGCCACCCGCGGACGCTGAGCTTTTTCATGACTGAGGATTGTGACCATGCCTCCAGAGAATGTTGACTCATCACTCGGCGCACATGGCGCGCGGCTCGATCACCTGGAGCGGCGCCTCGACCGACAGGATCAGATGTTGATGGAGTTGCTCGCCTTGGCAAACAAGGCGAAGGGCGGGTGGGCCGTGATGGTGGGCGTGGCGGGTATCGCCGGCACGGTCGGCGGCTTCGTTGGACGCCTGATCGGAAAGTAATTATGAACCTCAGCTCATTCCTTCGCTGGTTTGGCCTTCTTGGTGCTCCGGCCTCCCCGGTTCCTGAGGCGCCGGAACCTCCCGGCGCCGCAGCAGTCCCGGAGTCGCCGCCGTTGCTGATGATCGATCTCCTGCAGGCGGTCGCGCCCTTCACCGAGCGAACGCGACTCGCCGACGTGCTTCCGGGCCTGGTGGCCACGTGCAAGGTCAACGGCATCAATACGCCGATGCGCGCATGCATGTTCGTCGCGCAGTGCGCGCACGAATCGATCGGGTTCACCGCATCGATAGAGCGCTGGGGTCCGACCCCGGCACAGCAGCGCTACGAGGGTCGCGTGGACCTCGGGAACATCCAGCCTGGCGACGGCTATCGATACCGCGGCCGGGGCTGGATACAGCTGACTGGGCGCGCGAATTACCGCAAAGCTTCCGCCGCCCTGGGGTTCGACTATGAAACGACGCCGGATATGGTGTCGCGGCCCGTGCACGCGTCTGCAGTCTCGGGGTGGTTCTGGAAGGCCAACAACATCAACCGGCACGCCGATGCAGGCGACTACCGGGCCGTGACGAAGGCCATCAACGGCGGATACACCGGCTACGACGATCGTCTCGCCCGGTTTCGTGCCGGCGCCGCGGTCATGAATCTCGATCTCTCAGGAGTCACGCTATGAACCCGATCGCCTTGCTCATTCTCGCCGCCGTGATTGGCATGGTGGCCCACTTCGCCAAGAAGGCCATGCGCGGCCAGTTCGACGAGATCCCGCAACGCAATCCGTTTCAGTTGGACTTTTACGTTCAGCTCTGGCGGTATGCATTCGTCCTGCAGCCCGCATCGAGTGTCAGCGCGCTCCTCACCGTCGCCGCTGCCTGCCTGGCCATCTACGCCACTGGCAGTCTGGAGGCGGCAAAGCCCGCAATGATCTTTGCGGCGGGCTTTGGGTGCGGCTGGGTAGGCGATAGCGCGGCCAACAAGGGGTAGCCGGTGATTTCGTTCTTCTGGAATCACTGGGAGCTGCTGGTTCCGTTGGCCGCCCCGCTCTTGGCGGTTGGCGCGGCGCTGGCATTCCCCGTCTCCCGTGAAATTGTCATCTCTCAATGGCGCTTGGTGCTCATGGGCATCATCGCGTCGTGGGCGTTGACGTTCATTTGGTGGGTGCACCATCTGGTTACCGAAGTCGACCGCGCCGCGGAACGGCTACGGGACGAAAAGCGCGCGACCGCGCAGGCCCTCGCGAAGAACGCCGAGCTCGCCGACGTGATCAAGGCGCAAAGCAAAGCGGTGCAGGCCATCATCGATGAGGGTCAGCGCCGCTCGGCCGATGCTGCTCGCGCGATCGCAGCTGCGAAGCTGGAAGCAAAGCGCCAGGAGGATCGTGCTGCGGCGCTGGCGGCAATCAAGCCGACTCGCGACGCCTGCGCTGACATCACGCGCCTGGTGAATGAGGCTTGGGAACGATGATGACCCTTCGAACCACGTGGGCGCTGGTGGCGGCGTCTGTGGCCATCACTGGGTGCGGCAGCCTTCCGGTGTTGCATGAGCCGATCGAGGTGCCCAAGCCATTCCCGGTGCCCTGCATCGACCTGGTTGACGTGCCGGTGCCACCGCCCAGTGCTCGCGCGGCGGCGGCTGGCTCGACCGATCCGTTCGTGCGCGCGCAGAGCCTGTTGGTCGATCTGAAACTCCGCGACGGCTACATCTTGCAGCTGGAAGCGGCCCTCTCGAAATGCATCAAGAAAGGAGCAACACCATGAACCAGCTGCCTCCGGTCACCGGCGATCGTGCGATCGACTATTGCAACGAACAGGTCCTTACCCCGCTCGCTGTGGACAACATCGAAACAGCTGTGCGCATTCTGATCCAGCGCGAACGGGCAGACATTGCAGCCACGCTGTCCGTTCTCGGCACCACTCCGCATGAGATCATGAGCAGCCCGGCCTACCTGCAATGGCGACGCGCGCTGATTGCCGCAGTGGGCAATGGCGGCGCGTTTTCTCCGCTCGCCCAGACGGCCTACACCGCGGAGCAGGAAAACGACAACGTCGTGGCGCTGATGGCGCGCCTGCGTCCGTTGGTGCCGGCAACCTGGCGGCCGACGCCTCGCGATCCCGAGGCGCCTGGCCCCGGTGACATGACTCACGTCTTGGCGCCGAATCCCTGGGCGCCCTTCATCGCTCGCCTGCAGGCGCATCCGGCGAAGGCTGTGGTACGGAGCATTGCCGCGGACCTGGCGGCGGCTGCGGCAGATCTGAACTTCGAGGGTCTTGCCACGTGGGTCGAGTGCCCGCGCGAGACGCAGGTCGATGGTGACACGTACCACGGCTACCTCGAACAGCAGGCACGCGACCCAAGCGACCCGACCGGCATTCGCCCGTGGTCGGCGACTCTGCCGGCGCAGCCGGCATGGTTGCCGAAGCTGCAGGGTCCGATGGCCGCCGCAGTACAGGCTGGCCTGGTCGCGGTCGATCCGTTCAAGGAGCAGCGGCGGCCGGCCGCTGATGGGTCGCTCAAGTGGCACAAGCCGCTCTTCATGAAAGAGGCGGCGGAGTGTCTGCGGGATGTTTTCTGTGCGCAGCCATGGGTGCAATCGAACTACCCGCAACTGCGTGCGCGTCTTCAGTAACGGAGGAGACCATGCCACGTGAGACGTACATGCGGCCGATCGCCGCAGGACAGTCAGTCGCGATAGGGGGCACGTCAACACAGTCGACGAATGCCATCTCAACAAGTGAGACGTCCACCTCACCCGCCCATCAGCGTGGCGGATGGCGGCACAGACGATTCGGCGCTGCGCAGTGAGCATGGTCACCGGAGCCTCCGCCAATGCGCATCACCGTGGTAGCCGGCGGCCACCGCCAACCTTGCGCCGCCGAACCATAGGCCCGGCGCCTCGCGGGCATGATCAGCGAGCGCATCCAGCGCTTGATCGACAACCGACTCGCCGCCCGGATACGTGCGGCACGACAGGAAGCACGGGATGTGCGCCCGCGTGTAGTCGATGAGCGCATTGCACCTGCAACACGTGAGATGGACGGTCGGTCGCTCACCGCGAACAACGCCGAACACGCGATGGTAGCGTTCGCCGGCATTGATGGGCTTCCGACACTCGCTGCACTTGTGGGGCTTTCTGGCAGTCGGCCAGCTTTCACGGAAAACACTGAAAGCCTCGGCATCCCCGTAGTCGCAGAAACAGTCAGCCATTCGTCTCTCCTATCTGCGCAGTGAGCATGGTCACGATCGCCCCCACTTCGGAGGCCGGCGTCGCCGTATCGGTATGCGTGTGCGTTTCAGCCAGCCAGAGAAATAGCCGCGCCGCCCTTCCGGCCTGCGGGCTTCCCAGTACGCGCGCTCAGCTCTTGGCGACAGGAACCATTCGATCCGTTCCTGAAGCGCAGCACGGATATAGGCAATGCCGAAGTTCCCGCGCATGACGCGCCGGGATGCAGGAGTGCGCATGATGGTCACTGCGGGTACTCGGCAGAAATGCTGTTGGGGCCGACGCCGAGGGGGAACGATCCCATGCTCGGTGGAGCAAAGCCCACTTTCCAGCTACTTCTACTTACCCGCTTATGCGCACTCCACGGGCTTTCGGTTCGCCTTCCGGACGCTTTCGGCGCCGGTCCAAACAGCACTACTGCGTCAGCCATTCGTCTCTCCTATGGTCACTGCGGGGACAACGCCCTCGCAGAACTTCGCCACGTACTGCGGGCCGCACCGTGCCGGGCCGTGAGATGCCGTGCAGGCTGCGCACCGCTCGCGCTCGTCACCCATGCTCACATCCGAGTGCGGAACGAATACCCAAGACGAACCCGGACCCGGCGTCATGAACCGCCCGCAGGTGTCGCAACGCATCCGCCAGTCAGCCATTGCTCTGTGCCTCCTGGTACGCCTGGTTGATCGCCGCCATGCGCTGTGCGTCGCCGCCACGGTCCGGGTGATTCAGCGCGGCGAGACGGCGGTATGCGGCCTTGATCGTGTCAACGTCGGCGGAGCGGTCGACCCCCAGCACGGCCCACCACGTCTCGGCGGCAGCTGGTGATGGCAGCGCAGCGAAGCCGGCAAACGCGCGGTCCAGAATGGCAGCACCGCCGTGCCTCTCGATTGCCCGCATCGCTTCGAGGGTGGCGGCCAGCGCTGCGATGTTCTGAGCGACCCGACTGTACTGGTCGATCGCCATGCACCTGGTGGTGTTGGTGAATGGGTCGAGCCAGTAGACCGCGGCGCCTGCGTCATCCGGTTCCTTCGCGTCGGCACGCGGCCAGCCGTCGAGACGAAGAGGCAGGTTGGTGGAAAGCACGATGTCGTCCTCGTGAATCGCCATCTTCATCAGCGACTCGCGCACCCGCATGATTGCCTCGCGGATGGTCACATCGCGCATCGGGCGGTACTGACTGCCCTGCCGGGCATCGCCGCGGGCAGAAAACTTGCCGCGGGCCACCAGGTTGGCAGGGGTCCGCTTCCACCCTGCGGGCCACTGCAGCGGGTAGGCGGGGATTACGTCAGGCATGCTCAATCCTCCTTGTTCGCCAGCTCCAGCAGCACGGCCGCGTGGCACTGATCCTCGTAGGGGTCAGGGCGCCCGCACCAGCAGGCGAGATTCTTGCCGCGCAACTCCTCACGCGCAGCCGCTACCAACTTCGCATTCAGCGGTGCCCACGCCCGAAACAGCACGAAGGCATGACGCTTGTCGGACACCATCGCGGTAGCACCCGCGAGGAACGGCGGAGGCGGTTTGCCGGGCACGAACGGGTTGCCCCACTTCGTGGTGCGGTCCACCTTCACCGTATTCGGCGGCATGCGCCAGCCCTTGGCGCGAGAGAGTTGGATGCGCTCAGGCATTGCTTCCGCCCTCCCGGTGGAACGTGCGCGGCATCGCCCCCGCGCCGCAATGCCCGTCGCCGTAGTCCCACTCTTCCCGTACCATGCTGCCGGCGGGAAGCTCGTCGGGCGCATCCATCGAGCATTCCGTCAGCGCCCACAGCTTCGTCCACTTGAACGTCTCCAGGCGTAGAAGGCGGTGATAGGCGTCGCCGATGGAGATGGTTTGGCGGTTGTTCATTGCGGCACCTCATCCCACGTCCGCCCATCCAGCAGGCGGCCGGCGGCGGCCTTGCCGACGAAACGGCCGGTGTTTGGGTCTTGCTCGCCAGCGTGCCGTTGGTCATCAACCATGGTGGGGCCGCCCTGCTTGGGGCGCCGCTTGCCGCGCACAATGTTCGAAATCGTCTGGACCGCGACCCCAAACCGATCGCCAAGGGCTTGCATGGTGTGGCCGCCCTGCGCATAGGCCAAGCGAATGCGCGCGACATCGGCATCGCGAAGTTTCGCCGCCGGGTTGCGTTGCCCGTGCTGATCAAGCAACCCGCCTCGGTGAGCGTGAGACACGTTCTCACCGGCCGTGCAACAAAGTAGGTTGCCCGGCCTGTTGTCGTCCTTGATGCCGTTGGCATGATTGATCTCGCGCCCAGCCGGGATGTCGCCGTGCGCGTGCTGCCACACGAGGCGGTGCGCTCCGCAATGCAGCCGCTTTCCGTCGATAAGCGCGCGAACCTGGAGGTAACCCTGCGGCGTGCAATGCTCCGCGCGGCGCGGTAGGCCCTTGGTCGGCCCGCTCTTCACGCGGACGATCCACACGCGACCCTCGACGTCCACGCGCCAATAGCCGTCGCGCACCATGGAGATGAGGATGCGTTCGTTCAGGTCGGAAGCTCTGCCCATGATTTGCCGTCCAATTCAGGGAGGGAAAGTTTCTTGCCGTTGACCACATGCTGCTTCCAGAAGAACGGCACACCGGCGCCGAAGCATTGAGCCTGCAGCGATCGCACCCACGCGACATCGCATGCGCGCGCTCCGTGTCCACTCTCGGAACCGCAGATCACCCAGTCGATCCCGGGGTCATTGCGCAGGATCGCGCCATCGTTCGGGCACGGACCGTGGCGCAGATCGTTGGTGAAGAACATGCACACAGGGCAGCGGATCACGCCCGCATCGGCGAACGAGAAGCGGATATCCATCGGCCCCAGCATTGGCTCGATGCTGAGGAACCGCTTCGCCGCCGGCACCGCCAGCAGCTTCGGGATGTCGCGGTCGGCCTCGGCCTGGTTGACGACAGTGGCGCCTAGCCAGACGTTCGGCCATGGCCACGTTGGACCATCGTCGGCCAGCGCGCTGTTGATCATGTCCCAGGCGTTGCCGATGCGCTTCGTGAGCAGGAGCCAGTCCAGGTGTGGCGTGTTGGCGATCAGGTCGAACAGATCCTGCCGCCAGCCTGGATCGACCTCGTTGTCGAACACGTCGGCCAAAGATGCGCAGAACACCCGCGCCCGCGTGCCGGCCTTCTCGCATTCTGCGTTCCACTTCAACGGCTCGCGCCAGTTGGCGGGGCTGGTGCGAACGCGCGGCTCGCCGGCGCCCCACCGCACGCGATGCAGGCGTGTGTCCATGCGTGCTTCGGCGTAGCAGTGGTCGCACCCAGGGCCGACCTTGGTGCACCCGATCCATGGGTTAAAACTGAAATCTGCCCACTCGATTGTCGTCTTACCCACGGCGCGCTCCCTTCCGGCGGGCGTTGACCGCGCGCCAGAACTCAGAACCGCGCGGCGGACGCTTGGCATCGTGAAGCCGCCCGCAGGCGCGACAGTGCCGCGTACCGTTGCGGGCAATGTAGGTGTTGGCCGGCGTGAACTCGTGCCCGCGTATACAGGCGGTTTGCGCCTTTCGCGTGCTATCGCGGGCTGCGTGGCAGGAGGTGCACACCGGCTCTACGTCACCGTGATTTTCGGCGGCATATCCAAGATGGTGGTCGTACTCGTGGCGCCGCTGGCCTGGCTTCCACACGTGCCCGCAGTCCACACACGGCAGGTCGTTGGCGGGCGGCCGGCGCCCGGTGCGCACCTCGACATTAATGCGCTGGCGCGCCTGCTCCTTGTCGCCGTCGCGCGGCGGCCTGGGCGCCGGCCCAGGTCTGCCGGTGACTGGGTTTACTCCGAGCGGCATGATTCCTCCGTGTGGTCGGTCCACTCGATAGCTGAGTTCTTCACGCTGCCTCCAGAGCATCAAATAGTGATGGCATCGAGGCCTCGCGCGCGGCTGCCTCGCAGTACGCGGCACCGTCCGCGAAGTAGGCCGGCGAAAGCTCGCAGCCGATCCCCTGGCGGCCGAGCAGCACCGCGCGATAGGGGACCGTCATCAGCCCGCCGAATGGGTCATAGACTGTCTCGCCGGGCATGCTCCACTGGGTGATCGCGCGGTCCGCCAGGTCAAATTGCATCGGGCAGAGGTGAGACTCTTTGCCCTTCGCCGACTGGGCCCCGTTGAGGGTCAGCATGCGGGTGATGTCGGTCCAGACGTCCGGGTGCCAACTCTGCGGCTGGAGAAGCATGAAGCTGGTCGGCAACTTCCCTTGCAACTCCAGGGCTTCGGCGAGCCGCACGTCAAACTCAAAGTCGTAGACGTTCGTCAGGCTGTGCTCACGAAAGAGCTTGAAGATCGTAGCGTGCGGCAGTTCGCGCAGTTCCTCTGGAGACAACTGTCGGTTGCCGCTCGACCTGCCGAAGCCGTGCGCATCGAACTGCCACCGCGCACGGCGATAGGTGGCTTTGTCCTTCACCACCGGCATGTCGGCATAGCCCTTCTCTGCGCTGCTGGGCGGCTTGCGGAACAGCAGCAGGTACTCCGGCACGCCGAAGCCCATACGGCTCCCGTCCTTGCACTGTTCCGTCCAACCCAGCCGGTAGGTCTGGTTGTTCTCCCGCACTACGTCCGTGACGATCGTCTTCGCGCCCAAGTAGGCAAACCCGGCGCGCTGGAAGCAGCGGCGCACGTCATCACTGAACGGGTAGAGTGTCTGGAACCCGAATCCGTTGATGCCTCCCGGCACGATGCGATCCTTGACGTGAATGGCGCACAAGCGGCCCGGCTGCAACACGCGCAGCAACTCCGGCGCGAGGTAGTCCATCTGAGCGAAGAAGGCCTCATTGCTTTCGTTGTGGCCGAAGTCAAGGTAGCTGGGCGAGTACTCGTACTGCGACGAGAACGGAATCGACGTGAGCACCAGGTGCGCGCTATTGGCGGCCATGCGACGGGTCTCCAGCACGCAATCGTTGTTGACGACCGTGTAACCCTGACCCGTGATCTCGACCCGCTCCACACCGATGGCGCGCTGTAGCTCTTGAGCCATGGCCCCGTGCGAAAGGCCGTACTTGCGAATGATGTCTGCCATGATGGCGACTTGCTCCTCGTGGCGTTGCCACTTGGCCAAGAGGGTGCGCAGGATGGCGCGCTCGCTCTCGGCGTGGATGATGTGGATCTCGACCTCGCGCACCTGCAGGAATCGCTGGATGCGGTGGATGGCTTGGATGAGGTCGCGAAACTTGAAGCCGATGCCGGTGAACACGGCGCGCGCGCAATGCCGCTGAAAGTTGCAGCCCGACCCCAGCAGCACGGGCTTGCTCGCCAGCCGCGGGATGCGGCCCTCGCTGAACGCGACCACGTGCCCCTCGCGCTCTTCAAGGTCCTGCGTGCCGTAGACGCTCACCACGCCCGGGATCGCCGCCTCGATGGCGCGGCGCTCATCCTCGAGGTCGTGCCAGATCAGCCAGTGCTCGGCGGGCTGGGCGGCGATGATCTCGGCTGCCTTGGCCACTCGAGCCTGCAGCGTCTCGCGCTTCTCGCGGGCCGCGTCCACCACACCATGCGAGGCCTCGCGGAACATCTCGCCCTGGCCGGCCTTGGTGAACGTGGCGGCGCGCTGGTCGACCGTCACCTCGTGGTAGACGACGCGGAGCGGTGGAAGCGCATAGCCGTCATCCGAGAACCCGAGGTCGCTCGGCCGCTGCATGAAGAGCGCCCAGCTGCTGACCCACATCCAGAACTCGCGCTCGCGGGACGGCAACAGGGTCAACTGGTCGGCCTTCGTCGAGTCCCGCTTGAAGAACCGCGTGTTGTGCGTGACGATGAAGTCGTCCGTGATGTACAGGCGCGACGGGTGCGCGATCGCAATGCACTGCATGGCCTTGGTCCCGACCGGCTCCACGCCAATAATGTAGCGACGTGCAGCGCGAGGCCCCTTGGAGGTCACGCGGGCGGCTTTGCGAGGCAGCGAGAAGGGGTTCACGCCGTCCGGCATCGTGATCGTGAGCCTGTACGCGAGGCGCCCGGCCGTTTTGCACGTGGCGGTGCGCGCAACACCACCGAGTGATCGCACCAGGTGCAGAACGTCTGCCGCGAGTTGGGATGAGGTCGTGGTGAAACTCGGTCCGCTATTGCTGCCGACGGTGCCGTCAGTGTCCATCAAGCCCCGCAGAACCGATAGGCGGACGTCGATCGAGTTGAATAGGTAGTCCCGGGGAACGGCCTTTTCCCAAGATCGTTTGCCGAGCAGCTGGTAGCCGCGGAGCGCCGCCAGCAATGGATTGGAGCCCGGGCCATTGCCGCCCTTCCGGCCGGTCATGGTCAGCGAATAGTCGCAACCACCTTCAGCGGTTTGGCGTAGACGTAACCCTGCAGGCGCCGTTTCGCGCACGCGCTGCAGCATCCAATCATCGACCGTCGAAAACACTATGCTCGTTTCGCGCAGGCAGGCGTCGCCCAGGAGCGCGCCGAGCAGCCATGGATGGACGGTGACTTGGCGCGGCTCGAAGCGCGCGGCACCAGCCACCGGCACGCAGTGATTGGCGCCGCCGCGCGAGGTCAATGTCGCGGCAATCTCAGAGGTTGCACGCACGTTCCAGAAGTCCGCGCGCGGCGCATCCGAACCATTGCGCGAGAGGTACCGCCGTTCATTGTTGCGCTCGTACTGGGTTTGCGTTAGCCAAAGGTGGTCGGCATCGCACTCGGTGCTGCCGCCATCGTTGAAGGTGACGCGATACACCTGCCGATCCCCCTGGGGGTATACGCCGAGGATTTCTGTTGACGCGCCGCTAGCCGAGATGACGAGATCGCCGACTGCAAGATCGCCCATCCGCCGCCATCCCGTGGGCGTGAGCACCTTGGCATCAAGTGGTTGCGCCTTCGCCTGGCCCACGTCCATGATCCCGAGGAACGCGGCATAGGCCAGGAGTTCGATGTACTCGTTCGGGCTGGGCGTGGCCGTCGCCACGAAGCGATACGGCACGCCCTCGTGCTGCACGCCGGCCTTGCGATCATCGCCGGCCATCGAGGCCATGAACTCGCGGAAGGTCTTGGTGCCGCCGAAGCCGCGCAGCACGTCCGCCTCATCCAGGCTCACCACACGGAACTGCAGTGGATCGAGCTTGCCGTCCCTCACCGTCTCGTAGTTGGTCAGGTAGAGGCCTTCGGCGTCGCACTCCTCGATGCGGCGGACGAAGCGCAGCGGCGTGCCCAGCATCGCGGCGTCGCGCATGAACTCCTGCCGTACGCCGAGCGGCGCAACGATCAGCCCGCGGCCACCCGCATGCGCGAGGGTCAGGCGGACGATCTCCAACTGCTGGACCGTCTTGCCGAGCCCGAAGGCCTCGAAGAGCGCGCGGCGCCCGCCCTGCACCGACCAGCGCACGGCCTCCGCCTGGTGCGGCTTGAGGATCGGGTTCACCTCGCCACACGGAAGGCCGGGCGCGGGCGCCAGGGTCATTTTGGCGCGGATGAAATCCTCGTAGGGGATCATCGCGCGGCTCCAGCGATTGGCGCCCCGGGCTGCGCGCGCATCTGCTGCATGGCCAGATAGATGCGATCGACGCTCTGCCGCGGCAGTCTTTCGATGATCTCCACCACGGCGATTCGAATGGGCTCGTAGCGCAGGGTCGAGCAGACAATGCGGCAGTGGGGCTCGTAGCGATCGATCAGCTCCTGCAGGGCGCGCATGCCGCCCTCGATGACCGGCGAGTGCCGCCCCTCGTTCTGCTCCACCCAGTAGAGGGTGTTGAGCAGCTGCGCGAGTTGCTGCAAGTTGTCTCCAGTGGCCAATCCGGATTCGAGCGCCAGGAGGCCTGCATGCAGGTGGTCGCGCATCTGCTGGATAGGGCTGCCGGGGCCATCGGCAAGCGGGATGCGCTGCGGCCGGGGCTTGTGGGCCTTGCGGGGGCGGGTGCTCTTGGGCATCAGCCGGGTATCCTCTTCACGCCCGTGCGCAGGCGCCGCCATCCGGGCTGGATATCCTTTGCCGGCGCCGAAGCGATGTGCTTGCCATTGGTGACCAGGATGTGCCCGCGTGCGGCAGCGAAGCGGATCGCCGCTGCCAATGGGGTCGATGGGTGAAAGGTGATCATGCGAAGTGCTTTCCATAGATGCGGTCGATCGCCTCAACCTGCTTCACCGTCAGGTCTTGGGTCGCGAACGTGTTGCCGTTGCGGGTGCGCTCGCAGATGTCCTCGACGAACTGGTGCTCCCACGCGGTCAGGTCGCGGGTGCCGAGGAGGCCTTTGATCTGGGCGAGTTTCTGGGCGAGGGATTTCACGGCGTCACCTGCAGCATCGGCCAACCCGGATGGAACTCGCTCGTCTCGCTGCCGTAGTCGGCCAACATCGTTGCCATGTATTCATCAGCGATCGGGTGGCCCGCTTCGGTGAAGGCCTCTTGCCGATCGCGCAGGATCGCCTCAGCGTCCTCGCGTGTGCCGTCTCGCCACACGCGTTGGCCAGAATGCGGTACGTGATCCGGCACGCAACGATCAAGGTTCCACCAGACGTGCAGGAGGCCTTGTTCGCCGAGGGTTCCGCCACAGGACGGGCAGCCGAATCCGAACGGGGTCACGCCATCGCGGCTATTCCAGAGACGCTCACGATGCCCGCACTTGCAGGCGTACCACATCAGGGCGAATGCTTCTTTGTGCTTGTAGGCCATGGCTATCTCCAATCTCCCCGCTGCATTTCCTGCAGCCGCTGCGCCGACTCTGCCAGGTAGCGCTGGTGCCGGGCGTCGCGCTGCTCGGCAAGCGCTGCCTGCCGTTGCTTGATGGCGTCTGCTTGGGCCTCGCGTGCCTGCACCTCCGCGCGCACGGCATCCTCGTTCCGCGCCGCCCGCTCCTCGCGTTCCTTCTCGGATGCTGACGCCGGTCCCTTGTCTTCCTTCCTGATGGCGCCCGACTCTATGAGCTTCGCCCGCACGTCCTGCGTGGGCCACAGCTCGATCAGGCGGCCGTCGATGTGTACCAGCGTGGCTTTCGGGCGATCGTCACCCTTGAGCACTTCGCTGGGCTTCCCCCACTTGCCGCCGCCCAAGTCGGTGGTCACGTCGGGTCGCATGAACCCCTTCGGTGTGCCGTAGTGGGGGCCGTGCGGGTAGAGGCGTTTTGCTTCCTCGCCGGCGATCACGCGCTCACCACGCGCGCTGGCGGCGTCCATCGTGCGCTGATTGTGGGCGGCGACCTTCTCTCGGTAGCACGCAGGGTCGGTGCAGACGTTTGCGCCGTCGACGTCGTGGAACAGTTCGGGTGCGTTGCCCGATCGCTTGGGGCACGCCTTGCAGCTGCCGACCTGGCTGGGCCAGGTCGCTTCTGTGAGTTTGAACGGCGCATCGCTCAAGCGCACCATGCACTCGCGATGGATGAAGTCAACGGCCTCGCGATAGGTCGGGTGGCCGTTGTTGCGCTGCAGGAGCTTCGCCAGCGACTGACTCTGCAGCTGCTCGCCCGGGATCCGCGCAATCAGTAGCGCCGTGCTGGCGTCGAGCCGCCCCTCGTAGAACGCCTGCCGGCCCTTCTCGCCGAGCGCCGTCAGCTTCAATCGACCGTAGACGTAGGCCTTGCTCTTGCCGATCCGCTCGCCTACCTGTTCCGCGGTCCATTGGTACGCCGCGATCAGGCGCTCGAAGGCCTCGGCCTCTTCGATCGGGTGAATATCCTCGCGGTGCAGGTTCTCGAACACCGCGACGGCTAGCGCTTCCTTCTCGTCCAGTTGGCGCACCACTGCGGGGATCTGCTTCAGTCCCGCTTCGAGCGCCGCACGCGTACGCCGCTCGCCGGCGACGACGATGTATCGCGTGGCATCAGACGGATTGGGTCGCACCAGGATCGGCTGCAGCACGCCGAGCTGGCGGACGTTGGCCACCAGCTCGGCAAATCGGGTTTCGTCGCGGGTGCGCCGCGGGTTTGCGGATGTCAGATCGATCTGCGCCAGGTCGAGCATGATGCTGACGCCGGCTTCGGGCGCAGGAAAGGCGTTCGGCGCCTCGGTGGTGATGGCGGTCATGGTGGTTCCTCGGGGTTAGTGGAACTGCAGGGATTCCAGCGGCACCTGGTCGGGCATCACGGGATCCACGAAGCGGCGGGGGATGCCAAGCAGGCGTGCAAACGACTCGGCATCGCGCACGAACGCGTCCTGCGTCCAGCCCTCCATCTTGACGAACAGGACTTCGCTTGCGTGTCGCATCACGGCGCGGCAGTGTGTTTGCCATTGCGCCGCCGCCGTGGCCTCGCGCAGGTAGTGCGCAATCGACGCATGCTCGATCACTGGGCAGATGACGATCGCGCCGCTCTCAACCAGGCGCGCGGCAAACGCACGGGCAAACTCGACGCGGGTCGCCTGAATCTCCAGGCTGGGGTGAAAGTAGGGAACGCAGAGGTAGATCACGCGGGCACTCTCCGGGGGTGAGGGGATTGAAGCAGGGCGTCGAGACGCTCTACCTCGCCGCGCGTCGCCGCCTCGTAGCGGGCAATCTCCTCGATCAGCAGGCGCGGCAGGGCTGCGGCGATCAGAGCGTCAGGCGTTGCCTTCGCGAGCAGGTGAGCGGCAGCGAATGCTTCGCCCTGGGCGAGCATGCGACCACGGAGCGCCCCGTGGTAGCTGTCGAGCACGTTCGACGTACCGTGTCACAAGGGCGGCAAGGGCGGGGTCCATCTCGATCGTGACAAAGGCGCTCATTCAGCGCGCGTTCCGCATCTGGCGTGCGGTGTCGTTCAACACGTGAGCGGTGATCTGCAGGCGATCGGCGCACTCTCGCGCGCTGACGCCACTGCAACCCCATATCGTGGGGGGCACCTGTACCCGCAGTGCTTGCACCTGGCGTTCGTTCTCGCGAGCCTCCTGACGCGCGGCGTCGCGCTCGCGTTCGACCTGCGCCAATGCCGCTAGATGCTTCTGGTGTTGCAGGCCGCCGAACGCGAGGAGCGCCAGTACGATGAGCGCGGTCGGCAGTGCCCGGCGCGCGTGGTAGGCGAGGCATGTGTGAAAGCGCCGGCGGGCTTCTGCGGCTTGCACAAGGGTGCGAGGAGGGATCAGGTCGGTTCTCATGGCGAAATGGTCTCCGGGGGCTTTGTGGCTGCTTTGCGGGCGTGCTTGGCGTCGACCTCGGCGATCGCCAGGCGGTAGAGGCGGCAGAGCTCGGGATCCGCGTTGACGTTGCGAACGCCCGCCTCCCTGAGCGCCTGGCGCTCGATTGCGATCTTTCCGCGCAGCCATCCCGGCACTTCTTTCCAGTGCTCGGCACAGAGCACGCCGCGGTTGAGCTGCTCCCGACAGATGGTGGCGGCGCACTTGTAGCGCTTCACGGCCGCGATACCTCAGGCGCGCAGTGCGCGCTGATTGCTTCGCGCCAGCGCGCACAAAGTGGCGACGCGGTCGGCTTGCCGAGCAGGGCCAGCAACAGCACGGCGCAGTTGACCGGGTAGGCGAGCCACCATCGCAAATTGCGGCTCATACGACCCCCGTCGCCTTGACAACTTCACTGGCGCGAGCTTCCAGCGCGGCCATGTGGCCGGCCCGCGCCGCCACCAACACCGGGAAGCGTGATGCTTGGTGGGGCGTGAGCCGCGCGAAGAAGTCAGCGCCCCATTTCGTCATCGCGCAGTCCGCGTGGACGTAGTGGCGGGTGCTGTACTTAAAGAGGCGCGTTCCGTCGACACCGCACACACGGCAGGTTCGCCAGTCGCCGAAGCTCATACGACCCCCGCCAGCTGGAGCCGCAGTTCGATCGCGCGGTGCAACTCATGCGCTTCGCGTCGGCTCTCCATCTCATCACGCGCCAGGCAGCGCAGCTCGCCGACCGTCAGTTGATCGACACGCGCCCCGTTCTCCGCCAAGCGCTCGGCAATCGCGCTCCACATGTGCATTCGGATGTCTCCAATCTCGCGCGAGGCATCGCACAACTCGCGCGCCGTGGACTTGACAATGAATTCGGCTATGCCGCCGCGCTCAAGTGCGCACTGCAGCAGTAGGTCGGGGAGGGCGACTAACTCGGTTGACATCGCTGCGACACTCCTTCGGTAAGCATGTTGATGTACCCACGTTGCAGAATTAAAGCATACTTTCAAGCAAGGGCGCAAGTATGCTTACAACGTGAGACGTATCAGCGCTTCAACTCCTACCTGTTCAGGTAGTAGTCACGCCGTCACGTTCGACTCTAAGCTTTGGGGACTTCAACAAGGGGTGATGCAATATGGACAATACGACCGTAGGTGCGCTTGCCGGGCTCTGGCTGATCGCCCTGGTCTTTCTTTTGGTGCTAGGGATTCTGTGGATCTTGGTGCCTTTTCTGATCATGGGCACCAACAAGCGACTGTCGGCGGTCGCGCGGCAGCTTGCTGACATCCAGGCAACATTGCCTCGCCCGGAAACGCACATACAGTGTCCTGACTGTTTCGGCTTCGCGCACAAGAAGGCGAAGACCTGTCCTTCCTGCGGCGTCGGTCTCCGACCGGGGGGCTAAAGCCTACGCCGCCTTCTTCTTCGGCTCGTGCTCATAGCGAAGCGACAGGAACGAAAGATAGGACTCAAGCTCCCGCTGAGCCTCGGCCGGCAATGCATCGACGCGGCGAGCTACCTCAATCGAGTGCGGCTCGCGCATAGGACCATCACCCGTTGCGAGCCACATGGCGCTCACGCTGAGCGCGAGGCAGGCTCGCATGTGATTGTCAGCGGCAAGTTGCTTCGTTGACCCCTTAATCGCTTGGCTGATGGTTTGGGGGCGTACGCCGATTCGGCGCGCCAAGTCCGAGGCGGTTAGTTTCGCCTCGCGCAGCGCATGACTCAGGCGATCGCCGTAGGTCGCTCGCTTCCAGTCCATATTTCAGTAGGTTCCCGGCCCTTGCGAAGGTGGGTAAGAACAAACAACTTGTAAGGGAACTTACATCAGCCATTCCCAGCATTCTTGCAATCTGCGTTCAAGCATGCTTACAATACTGGGACCATGAAGAAAGCTGACGCACTCGACCTCCTGGGCGGCACGCCATCGACCGCCGCCGAGGCGATTGGATGCACGCCACAGGCCATCTCGCAGTGGCCGCAGGAGCTTTCCAGACGCGTCGCCGACCGCGTAGTCGCAGCGGCGATGCGGCTCCGTGTAGCGCCGTCCCGCATTGAGCGAGCTGTCGCCGCCGGAGCTCCTCTTTCTCATCACACCACTCGTTTGCCCTGCTGAACGAAGGCGAGATGGCCGAGGGTGGAGACATGACATGACATCCGCCACCGGACTCGCCACCGCGCCATTTCGGGACAGTTTGATGGCCGACCTTCGGGCGGGCCTCAAACTGCCGACCCTCCCCGCCATCACTGGAGAACGTCACATGACCATTCTCATCCGTGTTTCGACACAGAACAACGCCCGCAGCACCGCCGACGTAATCGCAAGCGTCGCATTCCGATCATTTGTGGGATTTCTGTTCTGGGCATGCGCAATCGCCCTGATCCGGTTCACGCTTGGCCTGTTGTAGTGGTCCTGGATCCAGATCGATCCTGCTCACCATGACCACTCTCGCGCAGCGCGCTTTTTCTATCATCTCTGAATTGCGGCGGCCCGCAAGTGGTACCGATGTTCGGGTACGCCTGGGGGTCGAGGTAACCCCCAACAACCTGCGCCGCGCGCTCGCCGACTTGCGCGCCGCTGGTTGCATCACAGCCGCGTATCGCCATGGGCGAGAGGCATTCTATGCCGTGCGACCTGGTTCGGTTCCGCCTGCCGACGATCGCGGAGCAAGCCCGGAGACGCTGAAGGTGGCTCGTCGCCGCAGTCGAGCGGCGCGCTCCTGGGCGCGATGACGTGCGCGTGCCTTTGAGCGATCCTCCCAGTCCAGCCAACGGGTTCAAGCTCTCAGGCGATTACTGGCTTGACTATCTCGCCTACGCCGTGTTGCGGCGACCGAAGAGTGAACGTCGCGCTGAGATTGCGGCCGTAGCGCGCCTGGCAACGGCCTGGGGAAGTCACGGCTTCGCCGCCGGTGAAGTGTTGGCGTTGCTTGAATCGCGGATTCGTGAGGTCCATGCGTACGAACGACAGTGCCGGGGGGGGGCAGTTGTCAAACAACACGCTTGAGGACATAGTCGCCCAGATGCAGGCGGTCGGCCTGTCTGGAATCCTTGCTTCACAACTCAAGGTCGACGGCAAGTTCCACCGGTACAAGCCGGACGGAGCCAAGGGCGCCAAGAAAAGCGCGTGGTATGTGCTGTACCAGTACACCACCGCTTCGGGCCGCGAATTCTTTACGGGCGCCTTTGGCCGCGCGCAAGACACCTACAAAGTCCAGGTCGAGCAACGAAAGTGGAGCTCTGCCGAGCGCGAGGAATTCAAGGCTGAACAGGCCAGGCGCAACCGCGAGGTGTTGGAACAGCGGCGCACCGCCGCCAGGGCCGCCCGCGAGAAGGCGCAGCGACTGTGGGACGGCGCCCGGATCGAAGGCAGGTCGGCGTACCTGGATCGGAAGAAGGTGCGAGCCTATGGCACGCGCTTCGGGTTCCGCGATTCCCTGATGGTACCCGTGCGGGATCTTGCTGGGCAGCTGTGGTCCGTGCAGTGGATCTTGGCAGACGGAAGCAAGCGGTTCACCACCGATTCCGAGGTCAGGGGTCATTTTCACATTCTGGGTGAGTATTCTGGCGATGGGTGGCTGGTGTTCGCCGAAGGCTATGCAACCGCGGCTAGCATTCGTGTTGCCACCGGACTGCCGGTCGTCACGGCTTTTGATGCTGGCAACCTGGCGCCTGTCATCGAGGCCTGGCGCAAGCGTCACCCAAAGGGTCAGTTCCTGATCGCTGGCGATGACGATCGCCATCTGAAGGCGCGACTGAACGATTGCGCCCGCGAGCTCGGGTTCGTTGAACCGATTGAAGTCGACGGCAGCGCTCATACCGTGGACACGTCTGCAGGCAAAGTCTTCCTGCGCGCGAAGTGGGTGCGCGAGAAAGGCGAGCCTGCTTACATCGATGCGGTGTGGACGCTTCCGGACGGATCGCGCCGGGAACGCAAATTCGTGAACGCTGGCCGCACCAAGGCTCTGGCCGCAGCAGCGGAGCATCACTGTCGCGCGGTCTTCCCGGTCTTCCCTGCCGGCGACGCCAGCGGTACCGACTTCAATGATTTGCATGTCGCCTACGACATCGGCGCGGTCAAGGCGCAAATTGAGACCGCCACCGGGCCAGTGGCCCCGGCATTGCCCGAGGAGCCCGTTCCGGAGGCGCCGCGCACCCTCCACCCTCAGGAGAGCCTTGCGCGGGCCGTAGAGCAGTTGCATGAGGCGGCTCTTGCAGGTGCGTCTACCCCTGAAGCGCCCTTCGGGAAAGGGCGCAAACAAGCACCTCCTCCACCTCCTCCGCCATCGGGCGGCGGCCCTCCCGATGACGTGCCGCCCGAAGACCACTGGCACTTGTCCCTGCAGCGTGACAAGGGCAGGCTCCGCGCGAGCGAATTCAACGCGTACACGATCCTCCTGAACCACCAGGCGTGGCAAGGGGTGCTGGGTTACGACCTGTTCGCCGACGCGGTGTGCAAGCACAAGGCGCCCCCGATCCAGAACGGTGAACCTGGCTATTGGACGGACCTTGATGACGCGCGTACCAAACTCTGGATTTCGGAGCACTACGGCGTCGAAATCCCGGATAGCTCGATCATTAAGGCCGTCCTTCTGGTTGCCGATCGGCACCGCTTCCACAAGGTCCGTGAATGGCTGGAGTCGCTGAAGTGGGACGGCGTATCGCGGGTCGCAAATTGGCTGAGAACTTACTGCCGCGCCTTGGGTGACTATGAGCGCTCAAGGATGAACGACGAGGAATTCGGGCGCCTGGAGCGATATGTCAGGTTGATTTCGGTGAAGTGGCTGGTGGCAGCCGTTGCGCGGATATTCGAACCAGGCTGCAAAGTGGACAACATGCTGGTGCTGGAAGGCGACCAGGGGCAGGCCAAGAGCACGGCCCTGGAAGTGCTGGCCAGCAAGGAGCTATTCTCGGACGCGCCCGTGGATTTCGAGAACAAGGACACGTTCATACTCATGTTCGGTAAGTGGATCATTGAAATGGGCGAGCTGGACGCCTTGAACAAAGCCGATGCGTCTTCAGCGAAGCGCTTCATCAGTCAGCCTGTGAACCGCTTTCGCCCGTTCTATGGCAGGCGGGCACAGGACTGGCCTCGCCAGTGCGTGTTCGGCGGCACCGTCAACTATGACGTCTATCTCAAGGACGACAGCGGCAATCGGCGCTTTTGGCCCGTATGGACGGAAGAGATTGACTTGGTTGGCTTGAAGCGTGACCGCGACCAGCTCTGGGCAGAAGCCGTGCAACTCTATCGTGACGGAGTCATCTGGTGGACGTTGGCTGAAGAGAGGCCGTTATTCAAGGAACAGGAGGACCGGCGCTATCAGGACGATGCATGGCATGGAAAGGTGGTTCGTTACGTCAACGGCACCGACGATCCGCTTTTGGGCAACCGCAAGGATCGGGTCACAACGGACGAATTGCTGGAGAAGGCCGTGAAGCTTGATGCCGGCCGCATGGACCGCCAGGCGCAACAGCGGGTAGCCAGCATCCTTCGTCGCCTGGGATGGGTACGCAAGCGTGAATCTGTCGGTGATCGACAGTGGTTTTATGCCCGTCCGGCAGGCGTTCATAGCGATGTACCGCCACCTCGTCAGCGAGAACCAGGAGACGACGATGAGCCGATTTAACCTGTTGAGACGGACCGGAACGGCTTCCAGCCTTGTGTTTCTCCCTTCCGTCTCGACCTTGGAACCATTGAGACGTACTGTTGAGACGGCCCGGAACGGCTCTAGGCAACGATCTATGGCGATCCGTCCCAACGTCCCAACCCTCACGCCTGCGCGCATATGCGTGCGCGTGGGCGCGGGCAGGCGGGCGGGCGCGGGCAGGCGCGGGCAGGCGGGCGGGCGCGCACCGACGCACGCACGCGCGCGCGTCTCCACCTGGGACGTATCTCTGAAGAAGAAGGAAAGAACAAGGATGGATGCGGGTTTGCGGCCGTCCCAACTTTCCGTCCCCGTCCCATCTGGGAGCTGGAAATGAGCGAAGACCGATACCCCTACGAGACCGCAGTGCGCGTGCAGATCACGGCTTGGGCGGAATGGCGCGACTTCGCTGGCAGTGCCGGCGGCGCCACTAGCCGGGTGATCGATGAACGAATTGCAAAGCGGCGCGAGTCGGGGCGTGATCGCTTTCGACCGACAGTTATTGGCACGGATGCCGAGCTCACCGCTCGCACACTCATTGTGATGCCTGCCGACCAGTCCAAGGCACTGCAGACGTATCACCTGGTGAGTTCCTCGACGCGTGAGATCGCGCGGCTGATGGGATGCCATCGGGACACGGTCGAGCGACTTCTCCTCCTCGGTCACAACGAATTCATGCGGGTTCGCGGGCTGTTTGTAAGTGAGCTTCTGAACAAGCAAGCGGTTTCGCGGCGACTTTCGTCTGTAGAACCGCATGGTTGAGCCATTCTGTAGAAATGAAGCGCGTCGCGGTGTACCACTCTGATAGCATTTCTGAAAAGCTGTGGTGTTGGCGTCTCCAGAAACCCACAGTGGCGATCACCAACCCTCGAACGGCCCGCGCTCACCACGCGGGCCGTTCGCTTTTCCTCAGCTGAACGCGGGTCCTTCCGGGGGCCGGGGGTGGTAGCGACTCGCAGAGC